TTCTAAAAATGTAAGCCCAGGCTCAAGACCAGATACTCTTGAAGTTGCTTGGGATAGGAATACAACCTATGTAAAGAAATATTTTGTTGAAGGTTTCTTAGATAAAGAAGATATCCAGGACGCAGAGATTGATGTTTATACTACAACATTACAAGATTTAACAGAGAGAATTATAAGAGATAGAGATGAGGATTTGTATGATATTATGACAGAAAACCAGGCCCCATCTGATATTCAGACATTTGCTACAACAAGTGTTGGTGGAGATCAATGGGATGCTCCTAATTTTGCAGCAGACCCAATTAAAGATTTCAACAGAGCAATAAGATTAATTCAAGCTGAGGGTTTTGGAGCTCATAAAATAAGTGCTATAATGGACCCTATTGCATATGAGAGTTTGATTAATTGGTTAATCTCTGGTAAAGGTTCAAGTATTCCTGGATTTTCAAGTGATAAATTAAAGACTGGAGTTGTTATGGAATTATTAGGAGTTGGAATTAAAGTTTCAACAGAAGCAACAACAGATTATGTATTATTCACAATAGGCCCTGCAGCACAGAGTTATGCAGAAGCAGAAGCAATGACTGCAAATACTACTATTGACCCGGGAATAGGCAGAAATCTCCGTGTATGGACTCGTGGAGTCGGATACAGGACTAATCCTAAAGGAAATGTGTTATTAACAGACATAAACACTTAAAATGACAGAAGCAAACATGAAACGGCTATATGAACATTTTGTCTCTACTGGACAGACTAAGAGAGCAGAAGAGATTTTAAAGATTCCAAGATATGCAAAGTTTAAAGATAATTCTGGGGAAGAAAAGGTTGAGCCTAAGGTAGAAACTAAATCTAAGAAGGTGAAATAACATGGCTCACAATGAGCAAGCTGAGGGAGTTCATAGGGTTGATTGTGTAGCATTAGACCATGACTGGCAGGGAGTAGCAGATGCAGACCAGCCTACAATGTCAGGTGCGTTATTTATGAGTGGAGCTAAATTATACATAAGGGGGGCAACTGACGCAGAGTTAGTTACATCAGCTTAAAATGACAGGAGTAGGTATGGCTGTTATTTCAACACTAACAGACGCAGCATAAATTACTTAAACTCTGATTTCTTATAATTATTATGACAACTACAACAGAAGGTCCAGGAGGTCCAGGAACTAAGATAATCTCTAAGGATTATCCAGTTTCAGAAGGTCTCGTCGCTGGAACTACAAAACAAACTGAAACTCCATATTTGGAAGAAGAAGGATGGTAGACAAAGCAAAAATGAAGAAGGTGATGAGGCAGTTCACACCTAAGAGAACAAACATAGCAGCAGTAGATAGTAAGCCTTTAGAACTTCCTAATTTTAATAAAGGCAAAGCCCCAGAGTCAGAGAGAGATTTGGTTAATAAGAAATATGTAGATGATGCTGCTCTGGGTGGGGGGGATAATCTTGGAAATCATGTTGCAACTCAGACAATATCAGGTGCAGATGTATCTATGAGTGGGGATATAACTGCAATTAATATCACAGGAACAAATCTTTATGGTGATGGTTCAAATATAACAAACATAGGAGCTGCAGCTGCATCAGCTTTGACTATTGTAGGAAAAGCAGCTGAGAATATCGCAATGGGAGAGGCTGTTTATATCTCAGGTTCAGCAGGAAGCAATACCCAATTCTCTCTGGCTGATAATACAGTTCATGGAAAAGGGGATTGTATAGGATTGGCTGCAGAAACAAAGACAACAGGACAGACTATTTTAATCAGACATACAGGAGAACTAATCAACTGGGATACAACAGGAGGAGGAGGATGGAGTGATGGAGATAAATTATATCTATCAACAGGAGGGGCTTTGGTTAATGCACCTCCAACATCTGGGGCAATCATTCATATAGGAGATGTTGAAGTTGCGCATGCTATTAATGGTCATGTTTTAGTTCATATAAAAAGAACAAAAAACAATTGCGTTCCATCAGGTCAAGACCTATTTATGAGAATGGGGGATGATATAGGGGCTAATAAAATAATGTTTAAAAATTATTCAAACAATGAAGTAGCAGCAGTTGATAGTAATGGGAATTTTACAAGTTTAACTAATATTTCAGGTGCGAGTGTTTTCTCAGGTGCAAAGGCAGTAAGCACATTAAGAGATTCAGACTTTCAAACTGTTTCAGGTGCAAGTATAGCAAACACAGCAGATATAGCAACACATTACGGGGAAGTAGGCACAATATCAGGAGCTCATTATACTCATGCTGCAGATTCAACAGACCCTCATGGCTCTCGTTTAGTTCAATCAACAATGTCAGGAGCAGCAATAGAGTCTGAAAGTATATCAGGTGCTGAAATGATTGTAACAAAGGATAGAACAGTGAGTGGGGCTGCTTATGTTGGGAATATAATTTATAATACTCAATCAGGAGGCATAACTGCAAGCAATTATCCTATTGGAAGTGTTCTTGTGGTTTATACAGAATGATAAAAGAATTTCATATGTTTAATAATAAATTTCAAGGGATAGTGATGGCAGAGGGAGACTTAATACATTTATTTTTCTTACAAAGTTTAGATGAAGGAAAAGGAAATTTCTCAAAATTAATTGAAATATGCAAAAAAAATTATAAAGTTATTAAAGTGTTTACTCCAAATGATGCAGGGAAGGAGATATTTGGAAATAGAGGATTTGTATTTGGAAAAGAAGAGTTTGAAGTAATGACCTGGAGGAAAGATGGCAAGTGAAGGACCAAATAGTCCAGGGACTATGGTTGATGATAATGCTATTGGAAATAGAACATGGACAAGCACAGAAAATAACGCAAAAGTAAGTAATAATACCTATGCAACCTCTGAAAGTTTTGAAACAGATGTTTGCCATGACGAAGAGATAAAAATAATAAAAGGGGGGTCTGTTGGAAGCACAAATAAATCAGAAGGGGATGTATGGGGGGTATCTGACCCTAATTCTTATAAAAGTTATGGTGGAGCAGAGGACTTATGGGGTGAGACATGGACTGCAGAAGATATAAATAGTTCTAATTTTGGGGTTGTTGTAGCCGCTGAATCAAAATATAACACTTACATAACTCATTATCTCAAAGCCACAAACTTCGGTTTTTCAATTCCAGGAGGTTCAACAATAGATGGTATTGTTGTGGAAGTTGAAAGATTTTGGGCTTCTGGGGGAAAAGCTCCCGGAACCGCAAGAGTGGACCATATCAGAATCACAGTTTATTATTCAGAAGCAGCAGCCCCAACAGGAACCAATGCTTATATCAACATTGGAGATACATTTAAAGAGATCTCTAAAATGTATATTAATATTGGGGATGCGTGGAAAGAGATTGGGAAATCTTATATAAATATCGGTGACTCCTGGAAGGAGATGTTCTAATGGAAGCAGACGAACACGAGAAAAGAGATTTGAGAATAATCATCGACGAGAGTGAGGAGTGTGATTTCTGGGATTGTTGTGAGTATGGAGAATACAATGAGTGTTACAATGCGAGTCATGTTCTTTGTAGGAATTATGAAGTCTATAAAAAAGCATTTGAAGGAAGATTTGATAGATTTTTCTAAACCGAAACATTTATAAAGGTTAGTTAGTTAGTTAGTATATGAAAACATTAAACATTCACTTCACAGAAAAAGAATACTCAACACTCCGTCGAGCAAAACACAAATTAAGAAATGGAGATGCTTTAAGTTGGAGAACATACTTATTAAAAGTTGCGAGGATGATTAACAATGGAAAAAGAATTTAGATTAAGGATAATATATAAAGGCAAATCAATAGAAATGAAGTTAGATATTGAATATCTAAAGGAGTTTAAAAAATGGTTAAAGAATTTGATTTAATTGATTGAAAGGAGGAGACAAAGCGTTCAAAAAAATGGAAAAGACAATTGAAATCAAAGGTATTGAAGAAACAGAAGCCAAGAATGGAAAACTTTATACAAAAGTAAAAACTCAAGAAGGAATAATGAGTTGTTTTGAAGAAGAAGTTATTAAGAAACTTCGTAGTTGTTTTGGAGAGGGATATAATGCAGTTGTAGAAGTTAACGAAGTTGATAAAGATGGGAAAACCTTTAGAAATATTAGAAAGTTTATTGAAGCAACTAAGAATGGTGAGCGTTATGAAGCCGAAGTTGTGAAGCCTGAGAATGTTACTCATGTATTTAGTGCACCTCAATCTGATAAATATACAACCATGTATGTAAGTTGTGCAAAAGATATATTTGTTTGTTTAGTAAATGCACAATTAAGTAAAGATTGTGATATTAATTACAAAGAAATTATGGAAGTTGCAACCAACTTAATCAAACAAGCAAGGAAAGAGTTTTAAAGTTTAGATAATTAAAAATAAAGACCAGGAGAAAAAAGGTTGAGATATTAATTGATAGTTTGGATTAATTATAGTCTTGGGAGTGCCTCAACCGTAAGGCAGGCTAAGGTTTGTAAGCTATATTCACCAATTTTATGCTCCCAATTCACTTTAGAAAATGAAAAACTACTCAAAACATTGGAGAAGAAAGACAGACAGAGATAGAAATAAGAAACTTACAGAATTTAGAAATAAGTTTAAAAAAGGTGGATGTGTAAAATGTGGTTCTATGGAAAATCTACAATTTCATCATCCAGACCCTAAGAAGAAAGGTAAGGAAATTGTTAGGATTAAGAATTTAAAAAAATTAGAAGAAGAAATTAAAGGTTGTGTTGTTCTATGTGCAGAGTGTCATAAAGAGGTTCATTATTCTAAAAAATAATAATTTTGTGTGAGGTCCCCCCACCACCACCCCACCCCTATTTTCCAAAGTCGCATTTATTCAGTAAATCACTTCTAAGCTATGCAGATGTCTCACTATCCCACAACCCCCCCCTTCCATAAGAAATCAAGCAGACATTTACGCTTGATTTCTTATGGAATCCAAGCGTGCAGAGCTGGACCACATAGATAGGGTTTGTTATTAATACAAATGCACAATAATTAGAACTTTATTAAGAAATAACCTTGAGCTGGCACACAGCCAGCTCAAGGCAATTATGTATTTAAATGTTTCGCTATTATTGTGCTTAAACTATTATAGAAACATTTAAATAGATTGTATTATTATTAATAATATCCAATGGATAGGAGTTACATAAAGTTTAAATCATAATACACCTCTTGTTTTCATGTCAACACAATCAAGAAGAAATAAACTAACTATCTAAGTGTATACATGATGATGATAGGGAATGTGAATATTCTTGTGAAACAGGGAAAGTTCATCAAAGTAATAAGATGTTAATAGGGGTTATGTATTATGTGTGTTAGGTGTATAAGAGCCCAGCCTCTTTAAGATTTGCTGCAGAACATCCTAACCTCCTGAGCCTTATTAGGCAGTTAGGGGTCTGTTAGTATTAGCGTTTTTTTAAGTATTAGGCAGTAGGTGTATAGAAAGATTTAAATAAAATATACATATATTAATAAAATGCCAAACAAATACTACAACAGAGGAAGAGAGTTTGAAAGAGAATTAGTTAGAAATGCAAGAAAGGATGGTTTTATAGCTTTTAGAAGTGCAGGCTCTAAATCACCTGTGGATGTATGTATTATAGATAAAGATTTTAGAAGAGTTTGGTTTATTCAAGCAAAGACAGGGAATGGGAATTATACTAAATTAGAAAAAGAGTTTAATAATGTAAGTGAGGGTTGGACTGCAAATTTTAAGGTTATTGTAAAATGAAGCTTGAATTAGATGACTGGCAGAAAAAAGTTCTTGAAACTAAAGGAAATATTTGTTTAAGAAGTGGTCGTCAAGTTGGGAAATCTACAATTATAGGGATTAAGGCAGCTGATTATGCACTAAAAAATAAAGATAAACTAATTATGATTATCTCTAAAACAGAGAGACAAGCGAGTTTATTGTTTTCAAAGGTTTTATTTAATCTAAATCAAACAGCTCCTAACCAGATTCTTACTGGAAAGAACAGGCCTACAAAACACTTAATTAATCTAAAAAATGGCTCTAAGATTTATTCTCTCCCTGCAGGTGATACTGGCTTTGGAATTATGGGTTTTACGATTGATCTGTTAATTGCAGATGAGGCTGCATTTATACCTGAAGAAGTTTGGAATAGTATTGTTCCGGCTCTGGCTATAACAAGAGGAGAGATATGGCTATTATCTACTCCTTATGTAAAAAAGGGCTATTATTATAATTGTTTTAATGATGAGTCTTTTACAAATTTTCATCAATCAACAGAAGATTGTCCGAGAAAAGATGTAGAATTTTTAAAACATCAGAAAGAGATATTAACTAAGGCTCAATATGCACAGATGTATCTGGGTTTGTTTGTTGATGAGATTAAACAATTTTTTTCTGACGAATTAATTAGTGAGTGTTGTAGTGGGAAAAGAACAGGTGCAAACAAAACTCACACCAATATTCTTGGTGTTGATGTTGCAGGCATGGGTGAAGATGAGAGCACATTTGAAATATTGGATTTTACAAGCCAACCAATTAAACAAGTTGATAATTTAATAACAACAAAAACAAGAACAACTGAAACAGCAAACAAAATAAAACAATTAGAAAGACAATATAATTTTAAGAAAATATTTATTGATGATGCTGGAATGGGTGTGGGTGTGTTTGATCAGTTATTAGAGTTTCCAGAGACAAAAAGAAAAACTATTGGAATTAACAACTCTAAAAGAAGTATAGAACATCTAAAAGACGGAAAGAAAAAGAGATTAATTAAAGAGGATTTATATAATAATTTATTGAGATTAATGGAAAGAAGAGAGATAGTATTATTAGATGATGATGAGATTAAAGCAAGTCTTAAAAGTGTGCAAGCTGAGGAGGTTAATGGAAATCTAAAGATAAATGGAACATACACACATATTGCAGAAGGATTAATCAGAGCAGCATGGTATGCAAAAAGCAAAAGTTTAAATAATTTCATTATGTAAATAAAACATGGCAGTTACTTTATGTATGAGTGGGGCATTATTAACAAAGGCAGGAGAGCGTGTGCACTCTGATTTTACAGGTGCAGATGGAGAGACTAATTGTAATGCTCTAATTAATCAAGCTGAGGCTGTTGTCTGTATGGAAACACGAGAAGATTGGATTACTAACTACTCTACTTTTGATTCAATTATAAAATTAATTCTCGAAGAGGTTGTCTCAAATATCTCAGCAATGTATGCAATAATTTATGACATGTCTGGCTATACCTCGAGAGCAGAGGCTCAAACTATGCTGGATGTTTTGATTGATGGTGCAAACAGAGGGCTCAAATATTTAAAAGATAAAAAGAAAACAACATTTATCAAAAATTCATAAAATGGTAATGCCTACAAAATACAAAAGAGCAGCAGAAGGAGCAGCAGCAACTTATAATTATTCAGATATAGCAGAGGGTAGAGGATATGTTGTTTATTATGGAGCCTCAAGTGAAACTACAACTTTCGTCTCTCCAGTCACTATTTATTCAGGTATGACTCACAGGTGCGGAGCAGATGTTAATGTAGCAAATGATGATGATTATGATGAGTTAATAGATATTGATTTTGATATAATTTTTAACATGCCTCAAAATATTAAAGGGGACATATTGATTCAGCTGCCTTTTGGATTTCAAAGAACTGGAGCCGGTGATGCAAACAATGCAGATTATAAAGCAACTGCAAGTGTATATCATTATGATGGCACAACTGAAACTCAACTCGGCTCGACTGCAACTACTGAAATACTTAATATTACTGGGATGGTTCAGGGTGATATAGAGAGCCATATCTCTACTATTAAAGTTAATCAAAGTTCTGTGCAACATTTTAAAAAAGGTGAAACATTAAGATTTACATTAAAAGTTTATTTAAAACATGCGTCAGCAGGAGCACTTACATTTATTGGTGGTGTTGGTTGTGATCCTTTAAATAGGACTGATGATGTAATAGCCTTAACTTCAAATAGCACACAGGAGACTCAGGTTATAGAGACAAATGAGCCCACAAGGTTGGAGTTTCATGTGCCTTTTGTGATTGACTTATAAGATGGCAGAAACAGATTTAGCAAATGCAGAAGTAACGAATATGGAAGGAAGAGTCAAAGACTTTTCAGTAGATAGTTATGTCACCGACGCTGCAGGAGACCAGAAAGAGACAATATACATAAATACAAAGTGGGCTCAACAGCTTGGATATTATAAGAAAATCCCAGAGCTTCAGAAGTCAATTAATGCTCTGGCTATTTGGACTACTGGAAAAGGCTACACAACAAACTCAGCAACAGAAGCATTACTGGATAATATTACAGGATGGGGAGAGGACACCTTTCTCTCAATTATGAATAGTATGTTAATCACTAAGAAGATTGGAGGAGACTCTTTTGCAGAGATTATTAGAAATGAGGATACAGGAACTCTTATTAATTTGAAACCTTTAGACCCCTCAAAAGTCAGAGTTGTTGTTAATAGAAAAGGATTAATTGAAAGATATGAATTACTATCTAAAATTAATAAAGGTGTTAAGAAAGTTAAGCCTAATAAAATTTTACATCTGTGCAACGATAGAGTTGCAGATGAGATACACGGCACCTCTGTTATTGATGCTTGTGAGTGGGTTATCCTCGCTCGTAATGAAGCAATGGAAGATTGGAAAAGAGTATTGCATAGAAATGTTGTGCCTGTGAGAATTATAGAAGTTGATGAGGATGACACTACAAAAATTAAAGCTCTTAAAAAACAATATGAAGATGTTATTAATAAGGGAGAAGTTATTATTGTGCCTAAAGGAAATGTAGAGATTAAGGATTCTAACCCTGTGTTACAGGATAGTTTATCGACGATAAAATATTATGAGAACTTCTTTTATCAGGCTGTTGGGATTCCTAAGATTATACTTGGTGGAAGTCAGGAATTTACAGAAGCCTCTTCAAAGATCGGTTACCTTACATATGAACAAATCTATGCAAGAGAGCAGAAAGAACTCGAGGCAGACTTATGGAATCAGATGGCTATTAAGATAGAGTTTGTCAAACCAGCAAGTTTGAAGAATGAATTATTATCTGACGAAAAGAAAGACACACCAAAAACAGGGCTCACTGCTGCTCAACCTAACGAAACAACAGGAGGTATAGGACAATGAAATCATTTGAAGATTATGAAGAACATAAAACCTATATTAAGAAAATTAAGGAATTAGGTGTTAATATAAATTATTTATTTTTTACAAGGCACACTAATTTTATTCCAGATGGTTGTCCTCCTTGCGATATTTGTGGAGCAACCAAGTTAATTCATGGAGTTGGGAGATATATCTCCTTTGACGAAGAAGGAGAAATCAAAACAGAGATTTATCTTTGTGGACATTGTTTAAATTATTTGGAGGAAAATTGGAAAATTAAAACCAATATGATTTAAAATGGAAATTAATAAAATAGTATTTGACATTGAAACAACAGGAGGTATAGGACAATGAAATCAAGTGTAATCATAACAGGGTTAATCTGTATTACATTGTTAGAAGCTTGGGCTATCTACAATGGAATTAACGGAACTATATTAACTATTGTTATCGCTATTATTGCTGGTGCAATAGGCGTAACAATCCCAACACCTAAAATTTTTAAGGAGTAAAAATGCCAATAGAAAAACCAAAGAAGAAGAAGAAAGAACCTACACCTGTGGAAGTAGAAAGAAGAAAAGCAGGTCAGGAATATATAGGAGAAAGAGAGAAACTGGCGTCTCAACAGAATATTAAATCACAAGAAGCAGCGAGGATACTTAGACAAAGAGAAGAGTTAGCAACAGCACCAGCTCGTGAGAAAGAAGAAGCTCAATTAGAAGAGCAAAAGAGAAGAGAGGGCTTTCAAGAAGCGACAGGCTCAAAGGCTTTGCAACAACAATTACAACAACAAACTGAACAGCCATTAAGTTTAAAGCCAGAAGCTTTAATAACTCCGAACGAATTTATGGAGACCAGGGAATTTCAACCCTTAGGAATAACTGGGTTATCAGCATCAAAAAAATTATTAGAAGATCCAGAGAAAGAATTGAAGAGAAGAGGAGTAGAGTTAGCAGTAGGGGCTGCAGTTGGTGGTCTCTCTTTAGGTTTATTATCTTCAATAGCAACAAAAGCAGGAATAACAAAAGCAGTTGCATCTTCAAGTGGAATTGTTAAAGGTGCAGCTTTAGGAATAATAGCTACTGCAGTGGGCGGAAGATTGAATGACCTCAAAGGTGGAGAAGTCTCAAACTTAAGAGCTGAGATTACTAAAATGACTGGCTCATCAAGCACAATTTTAAGTGCTGTTCAGAATGGGGGATTAACACCAGAAGAAGGTTTATTGCAATTAAGACAATTAGCCGACGCTGTTGATGAATCAGAAGCTGCAATTAAAACTGCAGGAATTTACAGTTTAAGATTTAGATTTGATAAAGAGTATATACCTGCCATGGCAGAAATTAAAGATACAAGATTAAATATTATTGAAAGAATTGGAGGAGTTGAGACGGTGGCAGCAAGAGGGAGACCACAATTAGAACCTGAACAATTATTATTTGATAATGAACAAATGAAAGGAGGTTAAGATGGATGAAAAAAAAGAACAGGCAAAAGAAGAATCAACATCAAAAGACTCTGGAGAGGGGGATAAGTTTGAAACAACTCCGGTCATTGAACGAGCTCGCAAGATGGCAGAAAGGTTGGAAAAAATCCAAGAAAAACTTAAACTTGAAAATGACAGATTCGAATCAATCTCAGCAAAGAATGCTCTGGGAGGCGAGGCAGATGCAGGACAAGCCCCGAAAAAGGAAGAGATGACTGATGAGGAGTATGCAAGAAGAGCACAGGCTGGAGAGTTTAAGAAAAAATGAAACCCAAAGATAGTATAAAAATAGGAACTAAGGAAGAAGCTCTTTGGGCTGAGATTAGAGATGTGCATGAAGATAGAGTTATGAAAAATAAGATTAATATAGAGATTGATGAAGTGATTTTTAATTATGCAAAACAGAAAGTTCTTGATGAAAAGAAAAAATGATTAAGAACTCCTTCTCTAAGAAAAGAGTAGCAATAATTATTATTGCATTTATGCTTGGATTATTTATTGGTTATATGTGGGGTGTTCAAGCAGGTGTTCGTCTGGCTGTCAGAATAGGGCTTGGTTTTGTAGACATCAGCGTCGATGAAGCTATGATTACAACTGCGATCTGGCAATATAAAAATCAGGTTGGAGGATGTCTTTTCAACGAAAATTATTCATGGGGATAAAATGCACTTATATTGTATAACAAGAGGAATTAAGAAAGAAGTCGATGATTTCATAAGACAACTACAGGGAAAATGGTTAACTTATAAACATAAAAAAGACGACCCTAATAATTATGTTCAACTCGCAGTTAGACCTATTCAGATGTGGGAAATAGTTTTTCCACGAGAACATAAAGATTTAGTTTTAACATCTGTGATTGGAAAAAACAGAGCTCCAACACAACACAAGAGACATAACAAATGGATATGGGCAATTAGAAAAGCATTGGGAGTTGATAAGATTGAGCCTTATGATGATAGATTTAAAATGACTATAACCAAAGATTTTGTTGAGGTTGTTCCTATTGGGATTAAAGATGATTACGAAGTCGACGGATACGAACAGCTTTAAATTAAAGTATAGATTTTGTTTATTAAAATCTTATTTTGAAAAAGGCTATGGATTATCAGCATATCTAAAATACATGATTATACTCTTAGGTTTGACTATTAGTGATGTAAAATTAATGATGATTTTAGGGAGTTTGTATGGAATAAGTTGTTTTTTCGTTGGGTGGTTGTGGTTTAAATTTAATTGGATAAGAGCAGAAGCAGAAGTCGGAAACAGACACAACTACTTTCAGCAAGAAATGAGAGAGATAATCGTTTCACCGAATAACCGAAAAGTTTAAATAGTTATTCAGCTTACCGAAGATATGGCAAATGAAGCAGTTTTAATTAATAAACAAGAGGAGCCTATTGATTTCATAGTCGAAGATGCAACCAGTGTCGAGAAAGGAACTATTATGACATTAAGCGGAGCAAGAACTGCCAAGGCTTCTATTGCAACTGATAATGGAGTTATATTGGCTGGAATTGCAAGAAGAGAACATATTTCTGGAAGTGGAAGAACAAGATTATCTATTTTTAGAAAAGGAATTTTTGATATTACAAACTCAACTACGGCTCTATTAGCAGGACAACCTGTTGTTATTTCTGGAGCAAATACTATCAGGACAGCAACAGGACCAGAAACACAAAGTGGTTCTAAAGTTTTAGGTGTAACATTAGAAGATGCAGCTGCAAATGAAGTTGTGCAAGTAGCGGTGAATTTATAAGATGGCAGATACAAGAGGACAAAAAGATATATTCGGACTGGACATAGATAGAGTTGTGAAAGGTATTGCTAAATTCAAATACAACTTCACTAATGAATTTCAAAAAGTTAAAATTGATGGTGATTCTAAAAGATGGTTTACAAAAAACCCTATAAGGTTGGCTGCGTTTAGTTCTCCTTCAGCTTCTAAAAATGTAAGCCCAGGCTCAAGACCAGATACTCTTGAAGTTGCTTGGGATAGGAATACAACCTATGTAAAGAAATATTTTGTTGAAGGTTTCTTAGATAAAGAAGATAT